TATTTCCTCAATACCGATTACTTTGAACTTGTGGCTCATTCGCAAGCCGATTTGACCGTTATGGATGAAATGAAACCTTACAACCAAGATGCTGCTGTCGTTCCGATCCTTTGGATGGGTAACTTGGTCGTCTCCAACCGTTCGCTTCAGGGCGTTCTCAAGGCCTAAGGGGGCAATCATGAACTTTCAAACAATTGATCCGGTTGTTGGCAGTAACCAAGCCAATTTTGTAACGGTAGTTGATACCACGCAACGGATGAAAACCGGCTCCGTAGTTACAGCTATCGATAACTACTGGGGTTACGCAGAATTCATCTACGGCAAGGCAGCCGGTACTATCCAAATGGGTGGCGTTTCTACCATTGCTTCCGTTCTCGTAAGCGGTGCACTGGAAACTCAAATGACAGTTGCTACCAAAACCGCTTCTTATGCCGGTCCATATTGCATTGCAATGGCTGGTATGACTGTCGGTCAATTTGGTTGGTTTGCCCTTTCCGGAAGTGTTCCAGTAGCTGGCACTGGTTTGGTTGCTGGTAACTCAGCTTCTTTGAGTGCCACTCCTGGCCAACTGACTACCGCTTTGGCAACCTTTGGTGTTCAAGGTCTTACTGTATCGTTGGCTCCAGCAACTACCAGTGCCAAAACCGGTTGCAGTGGTGTTTCGGGACAACTAACGATCCAAGTACCAAACGCAGAAGGTTGGTTTCAAGGCTGCGTACTTACAGGGACTGGTATTGGTGCTTCTTCTTTGGTTTCCAAAGTAAGTCCTGATGGCCGTACCGTAACCGTAACAGTTGCAAACTCGGCTGCCGTAACCGGCACCGTAACAGCAACCTACACCGGTTTTGTGATTGCTACCATTAGCCGTCCGGCTGGCCTAGGTCTGTAATACGCAAAGATTCAACCAACGCCACTCCACTCTATAGTGGGATTTAAGCCCCGTTAGTTGCAGTGCTACCGGGGCTTCTTTTTATAAACTGCATGAGGAAACCCACCATGAGTATTGAGATTAAAGATGACTTGCCACCTTATGTGACTTTCGAAACCCGTCCTGTAGAGGATCGTCAGGCTTCTATTGAACAGGGTCGGTATATTAGCAGGGATGTTGATTTCGCAATCATTACTCCTCGCGGATCGAAGGACAGGATCGAACGAATCGCAAAAGATTGGCTAGACCATATTACAATGGAGTCCAACCAAGACCGTTTCTCGAAAGTATGGGTTGCTGGTTACAAAGAAAACTACAAACTTTGGAAAAGTGGCCAAGAAATCCCTTTGCATGGCACTCCGATCGTAAGCTGGCCAGGTCTTTCACCTGCACAAATTAAAAACTTCCAAGCCATTCGCATGTTTACTGTTGAGGATATCGCAGAAGCTAATGAAGAAACTTTGGGTCGGATGGGTCCAGGTTCCCGTGATATCAAACGACGTGCTGAAAATTGGCTCAAGGCTGCAAACTCGACCGGCAAACTTGCCGAATCACATTCAGCTTTGGAAGAAAAATACGAAGCTCTGGAATCCCGCAACAAAGTTTTGGAAACTCGCTTGGCCGATATGGCTTTGCAAATTCAACAACTCAGCGATCACCAAACATTCCATCCTCAACAAGGTTCCTACCAGAACCATAATGATGGTGGTCAGACTGGCGACGTTGATTTCTCCTAAAGGTTTCGCGAAATGGCCATTACCTTACTCAAAGCGGCTCAGAACTTTTGCGCAAGAACCGGTTTACGGGTTCCGACTTCCGTGGTGGGAAGCGTGGATACTCAAAACGTACAAATTCTGAACCTTTTGAATGAGGTTTTGGAAGAACTCGTGGATAGGTGGGTTTTCGAGGAACTTATCTTGGAAACCACCTTTACGACAATTGCTGCAGAAGACCAAGGTTCTATCCTTACAATCGCCCCACTCGGATTCGACAGGATCATAAATGAGACTATTTTTGATAGGACGCAAAAAATCCCAATCTACGGACCAATTGGACCGCAAGCTTGGCAACAGGCTAAGGCTTTTGTTCCTATTGGACCGGCTTACCGCTATCGCATTAGGGGTGGTCACTTACTCTTTAATCCACTTCCTGCCGCTGGACACACTTGTGCCTTTGAGTATGTTAGTAACCAGATAGTTTTGGATACTGTGAGTGGATTCAATAAATCGTCTTTTACACTCGATACCGACACTTTTAACCTTAACTCTCGCCTTCTAACCCAAGGCCTAAGATGGAAATGGAAATGTGAAAAAGGACTTCCTTACGCTCAAGACAAGGATTTGTGGGAAACTTCGTGTTTGAATGAAGGCGCAAGAAGTGGGGCCAAACGGACTCTCTATCAAAGTGGAGACGCAACGGATGGTGGAGTTGGTCCGGTAATCATAATTCCGCCTGGGAGTTGGCCATTATGAAAAAGCAAGCCATGCAGTCTCAAGTTAATCCAGCTCAGCAGATTGCTCAGTTGGGAAGTGCTCCTGCCCCAGTGGGGGGATGGAATGCTCGTGATTCGATTGCCAACATGGCCCCGACAGATGCCACCATTCTTGACAACTTTTACCCTTCGGCTTCAAGCGTTGACTTGAGACAAGGAAGTCTCACTTATGCTACAGGATTCGCTACCAGAGTTCAGACTTTGATGTCCTATTCAAGTCCGACGGTTCAGAAACTTTTTGGATGCAATTCTACTGGAATCTTTGATGTTTCGGTTGGTGGGGCTATCGGTGCAGCAGTTACTTCACTGACGGTAGGGAGTGGCCAATATGCCAACTTCTCGACTGCTGCTGGTTCCTACCTGATGTATGTAAATGGAGTCGATAAGCCAAGACTTTATGATGGAACTGTATGGGAATCCGTGGATAGTGTAAGTGCTCATGCCATTACCGGATTGACTACAACTTCAATCGTCAGCATAAATGCATTCAAGAATAGACTTTGGTTTTGTCTTTCGGGTTCCTTAGATGTTTACTACCTTCCGGTAGCTTCGATTGGTGGTGCTGCTACTGTCTTCCCTCTAGGTGGCCTCTTTACTCGCGGTGGATACTTAACCGCCATGGGAACTTGGACAATCGATGGTGGTAATGGTGTTGACGATTTGGCCGTATTCGCCACTTCCGAAGGTGAAATGGCAATTTACAAAGGAACTGATCCATCCAGTCCCTCAACCTGGGCCTTGATCGGAATCTTTTACATTGGCGAACCTGTAGGCCGTAGATGTTTTTGCAAGTATGGCGGTGATCTTTTGTTCCTTTGCAAACAAGGTCTTTTCCCACTTTCGAAAGCTTTGCAAACTGCTTCTTTGGACCACACGCAAGCCTTAAGCGATAAAATAAACCCGGCTTTTGCAGCCGCTACCACGGCATATGGAAACAATTTGGGATGGCAGATCACAGTCTTCCCACTTAATAATGCTGTGATTGTGAATGTTCCGACTTACATTGGAACTGCTGCTGATCAGTATATTATGAATACAGTCACTCAATCTTGGTGCAGATTCCAAGGTTGGAATGCAGCTTGTTTTCTAGTGTGGAAAGGGAATTTGTATTACGGAAGCGAAACGACTGTCGTGCAGGCATGGACCACGAACTCGGATGATGGGAATTACATTACCGGAACTGCTCTCACAGCCTATTCGTATTTGACTCCATCTTATGCTCCGTTTATGAACCAAACAGGCTTGAAGCACTTTAAACTGATTCGTCCTGTTCTTCTGATAAATGGGGCCTTTGACCTCTATATTGGCGTAAACGTGGACTTCAACGATAGCCAGGATTATTCGATTGCATCAGCCGCCCAGGCTTCCGGCTCACTATGGGACACGGCTTTGTGGGATACCGGGATTTATGGAAGTGGTCCAGTTACCTCCAAAGACTGGAACTCAATCCAAGTTAACGACGGTTATGCTGTAGCTGCCAAGATGCAAATCCGTTCAAAAATTGCAAACGTGAAATGGCAATCCACGGACTTCGTTTACGAACGTGGGGGTGTGATATGATCGTCTGCCATCAACATGATTGGGTCGGTGCTTGGGTAATGCATCGTTGCGATAACGAATGGTTTCCTGGCAAAGGTGTCACAATGGGATTCACGGATTCCAACAAGATGCTCTCGGCTGGATGCGTTTTTGAACAACACAATGGCACCAATATGTTCCTGCATTGTGCCGCTAGAAAAGCCGCCTACTTCCCAAGGGAATTCCTCCATGCGTGCTTCCATTATTGCTTCGTGGCGAATTCTTGTAAGCGTATTTCATGTGTGGTGGATTCTAGTAATCATAAGTGTCAGAAGTTTGTATCACGTGTGGGTTGGGAAGAAGAAACCAGAATGAAAGGTGCAGGTATTGACGGCGGGGATTTGATCGTCTACAAGATGACTCCCCAAACTTGCAGATGGCTGACTGAGGAAGAAAAAAATGGGTGCTAGTGCCGCTACTCCTCCAACCCCGGATTATACTGGAGCCGCTATTCAGCAAGGGAAGGCTAATAAGGATATTGCTCAATATTTGACGGCTGCTAATCGACCAAATCAAGTTGATCCTTATGGACAAACGACTTGGACAACCGTGCCTGATCAGGCGAAAGTTGCTGCTGCCGAAAATGCTTATAATCTCTATAATAATTCGGCCGAAGGCCAAAATGCTACCGATAATGGAGCCAAATTAGATCAACTTCGTTCAGCTTATTATTCTGCCCAAGGTGGTGAAGGCGGTACTACTACACAAAAAACAACCTTCACGCCTGAACAACAATCCCTTTTGAACCAACAACAGCAACTGAAAGGGACTCAGAATGATCGAATTTCCCAGCTTCTGGCTAACTTCAAAGTCCCGACTTTGGCTCAAACTCCAGCCTTGCAGAATGCTACACAATCCGATCTTGCCAATCAAATGTATCAGCAATCCACTCAAAACTATAATCAGCAATTCACAAGGGATGAAGCTAGTCAACGCCAGCAACTTGCGAATCAAGGTTTTGCTCAAGGCTCGGAAGGCTATAATAATGCCATGAATGACTTCTTCCGGCAGAAGAACCAAGCATATGCTGACGCTAATCAACGTGCTCAGATTGCTGGTTATGGGCAAATGAACACACAGAATCAACTGAATTTGAATAACTATATTGCCCAGCATAGTGCCAATTTGGGTGATTATAATACTCAAATGGGATACTTGAGCCAACTTCTTGGTGGTGTTCAAGGACCTCAGTCGAACCAACCAACTTACCCAGGATTTGCACCAGCTACTCAATATAGTGCGCCTGATTTAATGGGAGCCATGAGCGGCCAGTACCAATCCAATCTGAATGGAACGAATGCTCAAAATGCTGCCAATGGTTCCAATATGGCTACACTTGGGACTTTAGGAACTATTGCCGCTATGGCTGCATTCTCATAAGGGGCATAAAATGGCTAACCAATATGATATTCGTACCGATCAGATTGATCAACAAAGGGCATTATTGAATGCTCTGACTCAGCAAAGTATGGTTTCTAGACCCGGCCAAATGGCGGGGAATGTTTTCGTAGGGAATGGATTGCTTCAGGCACTTGCTGGCCCATTAAGCGTGATTGCTCAAAAGTATGGGAATCAGGATTTGAATCAACAAGCAATAGCTAACTCACAAGCTAGGCAAACTGCTGTCAGTCAGGAACTCCAAGGTATTATGGGTGGTGGACAGGCGCAACAAGCGCCTTTACCAGCAGCTCAAGTTGGAGGTTCAAACTTACCTCCAGTAGAAGACCGTTCGACTCAACTTGTCAATACTAATCCAGAAGGCACGAGTTCATTTGCGGCTGGAAATCCTACTCCAATTAATGCAACCGATAATGCTAGCCCTTTGGTTAA